TTTGTAGTTGAATGATCGTCAATAAAAATATAATTTACTACTTCTTTATCTCGATAAGTTGCAGTTGTAATTGTGATATATTCTTTATTACTTCGCGTAGTTGTATCAAATGATAAAATTTCATAATGCCCTGGATCGGTTCCGATTACAGATAAAGAAACATATTCACTTAAATTAAATTCCCCTATATACTCCTTAAAATTAGTTTTATAATACTTGTATAATCTACCACTATTATTAATATACAAAATATCTTTATTAACTTTACTATTGACAATCTTTCTAAAAGAATTAGAAATATCTAAAGAAGAAAGTATTTGTAGTCTAGTATCATAATAATCATATAAACTATTTGTAATGTTAATTTTATTGTTATCAATGTCATATTCAAATATTTTACCTTTAGATGATAATATATAACCTCGCGCGAAATTAGGATCTGAGTTTGAATATTGATCTACTACAATTGATACAATCTCTCCATAGTTAGGATTATTAAACAAATTAGGTAAACTTAATTCCTGTAAGAAATTAAAATCAATATCAAAAACTTTTATACTATTATGTCCGTTATCTAAAATATATATTTTATCTTTATAAACTGATAAACCGTTAGGGTTAGATAGTTTGTTTTTAGTTTGACTATTACCATCTCCGCCTATAGTTTTTAATAAGTATCTACCAGGTCGTTTTGTATCATTTAAACCAGTCCGTTTTAACCCTGGATCATCAGAAACTAAACCAGTAATATCAAATTTGTAAACTGTGTTTGCTCCTTTATCTAAAACAAATAAAAAGTTATCTTTTGTATCAACACTTACAACATTTTTAAATTTAAATGTTTTATTAAATTCTACTTCATTACCAGTTAATAAAGCAGTAACTGTACCCATACCTTCATCAGTTTCAAAAATAACTGAGTTATCTTTACTATAATTAAAAAATAAAAGTTTTCCGTTATTATCAGTTTGATTAATAACAAATGTCTCTTCTAAACTTGATAAAGCAGTTGATGTAGAATTGTTGTTCGGAGTATCATCAATAGATGATAATAACATTACCCCACTATTGTTCATCGACATATAGTTTGGAGCTGCAGAGACCGGTATAAAATTACTATGTATTTCTGCATTAGCTATAAGAAACAAATAGTTACTATACACTTTGCGTAAACTATCATTATATACATCTGCTATAGCAAAGTCGTTATGACTAATAGTTATATCGTCAACGTTGTATGGGAGGTCGTTTCGAGCAATATTAAGTTTATTTAAAACTCTATCTCTCTTAAAAGGAGAAGCCGTAACTTCACTATATATTGAACTAGCCATTATTAATTATTTAACAAATAAACCTTGATTTAACAGATTGAAGTTCAAAGGACAATTGTAAATATTTATAATGCCAAGGGGAGTAAAGAAACAATCTAGACATAAGATAACACCAGATCTCATTCTTCAACTATATAAAGAGTCGAAAACCATGTCTGAAACCGAAAAACAAAAAGTACTTGATAAATTAAAAGAACTTGTAAAATATATCGGTAAAGAGATGATAGTCGATATATGAGCCAGAAAACATTTTTAACTTGGGAAAATATACAAGAAGACTGTAAGCTATTAGCAGAAAAATTATCTGATATTAATTTTTCCTGTATTATCGGGATTGCTAATGGTGGTATGATTCCAGCTACTCTATTAGCGAAATATTTAAAAGTAGATAAATTATTATCTGCTAATTTAAAATCTTATCAAGAAGATAAACCTCGTGATGGTGCCCATTCAACTGAAGATATAGTCAAAGTAATTAGTTTTCCAAGTTGGATAGATCTCAAAAAAGAAGATAAAGTTCTTATTGTTGATGATTTAGCCGATACTGGTCTTACATTACGGGAAGTAAAAGAAATGGATACTATAATAAATTGGGAGAGGGAAGATAAAAGCGATTGCTGGTTATATGCCACTCTTTATTTCAAGCCTAAAACTACAATAAAACCTAATTTTACTGTAAAGGAGTTTAATAATGATGAATGGATTGTATTTCCCTGGGAATCCTAACTCGTATTAACACGTAGTCCTGTAAACACAACACCTAGTTCACCAGTTGCTGCTATACCTAAATGTAGTACTAAGGCATGCTGATTAGAGTTATCAGTTGTACTATATGTATTCGGAACAGTTATATGATGGATAGCGGGTACTTGTCTCATTTTACCGGAAGAAATCGAACTACCACTCCAGCATAGTATTTGATTAGTATCAGTTAAGTGGTTATGATGACCTACAAAACTAGCAGCATCATCATGATGTTTCATATAGACTGAGAAGTAAAACTCTCTTATAGCAGAAAAATTTACACTAGTGTTTGTTGCATTACGGAATGCAGTTTGATCAAACGCTACTTCAAGTATACCGCATTTGCCAGATACGTTTGTTACTGTATAAGCCCACTCGTCAGGTATTAACGGGGTACCACTTCCGGTTGCATATGCGCCTCCAGATTGAATATAATCTGTAAAAACATTAATACCATTGGTTGAGTTATTATGAACTGCTGGAGTACCAGAGGCTTGTTGAGTCGCAGTAGAAGAAAATACATATGCAGTAGTACCAACACCATATGCAGAAATGTGATTACTAACAGATGTTGGATTAGCATGTACGTAACCACCAGCATTACCTAAGGTACTTGTTGTTACTGTATCACCAAAATCTAAAATAGAATTAACACATGTGAGTTGAGCACCACTCGTTAGACCTAATGGGAAAACTAAATCATTAGTTGGTAAGGTAGCAGCACTTAAATAGGTACCAGATAGAACTAAATCTTCTCAAGGACCATTTCCTCCAATATTAATTTTACCTCCTGATAAAGTAAGTGGGCCAGATATCGTTCCACCATGAACCTTGTCACCAGAAATATCATCATCAAAAACATCTATATTACCAAAAGGTATACCAGAGTTTAATGCTACCCAACTACCAGGAGTCGCTGCTTCACTACCTGTAGCTGTAACATCAGCAGTTAAAATCATTACTGTTGAAGCACTCTTACTAGGAGTTACGCTAGTACCTGCTGCATTATTATAACTTTGACCAGGGAATACAGCTATGTCTCCTTTGTGAGCACGTCCAGACCCTGAGGCTTCTGTAAGGTCAGTATGAAAATGTGCTCCAGCGCTAACATAAATATGATTACCTACAGTTTTACCACCTGCAGTTGATCCGTCACCTATAAAAACTCTGAAAGCATCAGTAGAATAACCGAGTTCACCTTGACATAAAGTAGTTGTTTTTCTATCAGTATCGGTTCCTCTACGTAAAAATAATCTAGCCTTTTTTACCTCTGCCATATAAAATATTTAATATAACAAACACAATAATACAGCTATTATTAAATAATTATAATGAACAAAAATGACACATATTATGCTGTTGCTACGGAACAAGGAAGCTCAGTAAAGCTTGAAGTTAGAGATACAGTAAAAGGTAACGTCATTAAATTATATAGACTTCCAGGTAAAATTGTATCACAACCTGTTATGTCTGGGGATACAGTTACTATAACTCTAAAGATAGGCACATATAAAAAGCTTACTATTCTTAATGTAAAAACAGGTAAGAAGACTGAGCGTGTACTTTAATGTTGCATTCTCTACGGTATAGCGTATAAATACTTACGTTATGTCTAACTTATTTAATTACTTAACAACAAGCCCTCGGACAGGGTCGGTCAGTCCAGTCGTTGACTTATTCAACACTACATTTGGAGATAACTTTGTACCTCCAGCTTCCTTTTCAAACGATAATATTCGTTTTAATGAAAGTGAAGATGGTGCTCGTATTGAAATTGATCTTCCAGGTGTGAAGAAAGAAAACCTCAAAGTTACTTACTCTGAGGAATCTAACAACGTATATGTTGAAGCAAAAAGAACTATTACAACAAAAACTGGTTCAAAAGAAGAAACATATACTCGCTCATTTCATCCAAGTAATGAGATGAATTGTGCGGAGCTTGATGCTACTATCTCAGAAGGAGTACTTAGTATCGCTATTCCTCGGAAAGCTCGTAAAGAAGCTAAAGTAATTGATGTTAAAGTAGCTTAAACTACTAACATTAATTTTAGTTAACCGGTGGGACCAGTCTCAACGGTTTTCTTTTCATGTACAACTGGTATTGCAGATGTACGACCTTGGTGATCAGTTTGTTTAGCAGCCACCTTACGTACCTCGTCTTTGTCTTTCATTAACTTAAGAGGTACATTCTTGAATGGATGTGTATGAGGATACGCTTTAACTAAATCCTCGTTACTATCTTCTTTCAAGGTTATTGTACAATCTCCGTTTTTCTTCCCATCTTGACCTTCTTTAGTGTGGCCACTAATAGTTGCCTTAAATTCAAGACCAGATAACAATTTACTAAAAACTTCTATAGGTTCTGTCTCTTGTATTTCTACAGGAGCAGTTATATGATGTACACTCAACTCACCTTCTACATGCATACTACCACCTACAACTATATTCTGACTCACTCCTAAGTTACCATCTACAAGAACTTGTTTATTGTTTTTATTTCTAAGAGTTAACATTTCAGCAGCAATAGTAACTTTCTTAGATGATATATTAGTCTCATATTCAGAAGCTACATTAATTTGCTGACCTGCTATGTTTGTTATAGTACCTCCTATGTCAACACCACCAGTAGATTTAATACTAACTCCTCCACTACCTACTAATACATTCCATTTGTTACTAATGTTCTGCGTTAAATCTCCACCAGGGAAATCATCTACGTGTACATACTCAATAAGAGCAGATTCTTTTTTAGTGACAGCTATTCCTTTAGCAAATACTTTAACTTCGTGGTTATGTATTTTACCAACTTCATCAATACGAGTAGAAGGAAAGTCATTATATATTAATCCTATATTTTCTATTTTGTGTTTAGTTATGTTAACTATTTCACTACCACCTAACCCAAATTGTTTTTCTAATTCAATAAGTTCTCTTACTTTTAATCTAAAATTATCTATAATTAGAACATCTTTATCTTGAGGGTCCCATACTCCTTTATAACTTGACGGACTTTCTCCTGTACCTCCACAAACTGGACAACTACCAGAACCTAAAAAGTTGGATGAGTTGGTAGGTACAATTAATTTACTTATTGTATCAGAATTTGTAGAAGAGATTTCTGAAGAATGATTAAAGCTACTAACAGTACTTGTATAATCAAAATTTTGAGTTACAGATGTAAATGCATAACTGTTGTCCCATATTTTATCTCGAGTTGTAGGTTCTTTACATAACGGGCAAGCTCCAAATTGACCAGAACGGTTTTGGTTTGCGCTTGTCTTTTTTATAAAATCATTAGTATCTGTAATAGTATTAGCACGCGCTATTTCAAATAACTGTTTTGCATCAGCAATAGTTTCCATTAAGTCGCGCCATCCACTCTGTACATCAGAGTTTAGGTTACCTATTTTCTTATAATAATCCCCATTAATAATTTGATCATAATCTCGACCAACATAATCATTTTTAGTACCATTGACTGTAAAGAATTCATCACCTCTAACTAGCTTTTGATTATTATTAGTTGCTAATTCAATATTAACTTCGTTATTAAATTCTTTAAATGAACCTGAATAGTGAGTGAATTTTAATTTCTCTCTATTATCGGTACTAACTATTTCTATAGTACCGCCTTTTTGATTTATAACGTATTTGTTTCTATAAGTCTCAGTATTATGATTATAATTAGGATCTAAATCTTTAGAGATATTTTCATATGAACCAGGATAGTCTTGTCCTTCCTCATTAAAGTTTTTATAAATTGATTGCCATTCAGCCTGCCCATGAGTAGTAGCAAAATAAACTAAGGAATTAGCATCCCCTCCAACACAAAATACCCAGACATATGAACCTACATTAGGTATACTAAAGCTACCCTTTGCACTATTTGAATATGATTCTGGTACATAGTTATAAGCAAACTTATTTACATTATTAAATTTGATTTTATCTTTATCAGCAAAAGCATCTGGTACTTTAAGTTTATGTACTTCATATTTTCTCGCTGGTTTTTCTCCTATACCATCACTATTAAGTTTATATTTACTTTCTATGTCTTGTGGGTAGGAAGTATCTAATCTATTTGAATCTGAAATTGTACCTTTTTGCTCCCAGGCATTATATCTACCTGGAGCAGCACTACCAGTAATAGGAGACGCGCATTCAGCCCACGGTAGTACTTTTTTTAAGTCTTCGATAATGTCTGTAAGATCACTATCTATATTTTTACCTACAAACTTAAAACTCTTTGCTGTATCTTTATTGTCCCAATTATCATACACTGTAGGGGATATTTGAGGTACCCATACTTTAATTTTTCCTGCTTTATCAGGATCATTATTTTGAACTACTATACCGAGATAGTTGCCAAAATATTGGTTTGATTGATCTAAATCAGAATCAGGTGTAGCATTAACAAAAATACTCATTTTTAATAATTATTTCCTCCAGAACCAGTTTGTGGAACTTTAACTTTTATACTTTCAACCCCAGTAGATAATCCCATCTCTACTTCTAAATCAGCAGTAGTAGGTATCATCTTTTCGATTGTCAATGAATCTTGACTCTGTAATTGCTTACTTGTTTCTTCAACAACTTCATTTTGTAATTCTTTTGCTCTTTCTTTAGCTATCCTTTGAGAGTTTCTTTCATCTTTATATTCTTTTTTACTCTTCTCACTTACTCCCTGAGGCGCTGTACCTATTTGTCTCTTTGTTTCGGTTTTAGGTTCAGAAATTTTGCTAGCTTGTAAAGTTGGTTGTACGTCAACAGGTGCATTATCTGCTTTGCGATTATTAATAAAGTTTTTCACCTTATTATTAAAGTCCTGTACTTCAGCTACACTTGCTGGAGTTGCCGCAGGACATATATCTTTTATCTTTAATCTGATTCTTTGTTTAAATAAAGCTATTTGTTGTACTTTTATTTTTTGATAAGTTAACTTTCGTAACTCTTCATCTATTTTTCTTTCTAATTTATTTCTAAATCTACCTAACATTTGATTTATTCGATCTTCAAAGTTTATTAGGAAATCTAATTCAGGAGATTTATTCATTAAATCTCTTATAGCAGTATTAATACAACCAAGAATTTGTTGTTCTAATTGCATTAATAAATTACCACCTTGTTCAGAAATAAAATTTTTAGCCTGAGCTCCTAGTCCATCAATACCTGCAGTCTGACTAAAATTAATACCAGTAAACTCTCCTAACGTTTCATTTATTACTTGTTTAGGAGAAGCATTCAAACCTTCTTTATATGCAGAGCCTAATTGTTTTACCTGTGTAGGAGTGATCGTATCTACAACATCTATTACAGATTGTTTTTGATCAGTCACCAAAGTATCAAAACTAAAAGCCATATAATTATTTATTACTTGATCTTTATAGTGAAACTACTATAATAGCTGTATGACGATTAAGGTATCTCATGAATCACCAATAGCTCTTCTACCAGAATCTGTAGAATACAATGATTATCAATATTGTTTAGTTCATCTTATGGAAGAAGAAGATGAATATAAGGAATGGTTTCTAGAAAAATATAGAACTAAAGTACCAAACGGGGAGATACTTCTAGATAATTCTATATTCGAGCTCAAACAAGCTTTTGATGAAAAAAAGTACGCAGGTTGGTGTGAAAAAATTAAACCTAATTATTATATTGTGCCTGATGTTTTAGAAGATTCATGGGCTACGATGACTAAAATGGAAGAATGGGATAAGAAATATGGAGATTCTTTACCAGGATTGAAGATCGGAGCAGTACAAGGTAAAACCTGGACTGAAATTGTAGAATGTTATAAGTTTATGTCAGTGTTTGCTGATTATATTGCTATAAGTTTTGATCTAAGTATGTATCAAGTAACAGGTATTAGTGGTAAGATAGATATAAATCCAAAACTTAAAAGACAAATGACTGGTCGTCAGCATTTAGTAAAGAGATTAATTGATGAAGGAATATGGGACTGGAATAAACCTCATCACTTGTTAGGAGCATCTCTTGCTAGAGAATTTAAATGGTACGTAGATAATAATATCTATAATATTAGAAGTCTTGATACATCTAATCCTGTAGTTGCTGGTCTTTTAGGTCATACCTATAATGGAGATTTTGGTCTCAGTATTAAACCATCAACTCTATTAGCAGATTTAATCGGCGCAGAACCTGATGAAGATGCAGTAGAACGTATTATGTATAATACTAGTCAGTTCAAGAGAATTATTAATAGAAAATATTGGAAATGAAGTGGATAGCCTTTTTTAGTCAAACTGGATCTGAGATATCAAAAATCTCTAAACAAATAAAGAGATGGCCTGATCTTATTGTTACAAATAAACAAGACGATCGAGGGGTAAATATTAATTTAGTTTTTAAGAAGTCGCAAGGAGATCTGCCATTTGTACGATTACCTAAGTGGCCTAAAGATATAGATTATCTCCGCGCAGCTGATGCATTAGGTTTTTCTATATTAAATGATAAATGGAAAGAAAATGCATTTGTTACATTGCATGGATATCTAAGAATACTACCACGTGGGTTTACCAAAGCATCAAATATATATAACGGGCACCCAGGAGCTATCGATATATATCCTGAATTAAAAGGATTTAACCCTCAAAAGAAAGCTTGGGAAGCAAAACATGATCGAGTTGGGTGTGTTATTCATAAAGTAACACCCGAGCTCGATGATGGTCCTATTGTAGCAAATACAATAATTGATAATAAATTTAATTCTTATAAGGAACTTGAAGAGGGTCTTCATGAGGAATCTACAAAACTTTGGATCAATTTTTTAAATGAAAGATTACAATGAAATCAAAACAGAAGTCGAGACTGATTATCCACAAACATGTCAAATGTTAAAGGATCTTCTCGAAGAAGAGTATAAGTTATTCATCAATAAGCAATATGACTATGGTACTGGTAACATCTCAGTAGGTCAAGACTTATCTAAAGAGGATGGACGGCTTGTTGCTAAAGCTGGACTAGTATTCCGTCTTAATGATAAAGTACAGAGACTCATTAATCTCGTCATTAAGAAACGTGTTTCTGATGCTGCTAATGAGCCTATTATTGATGCATGGAAAGACTCGAGTTTATATTGCAAAATTGCTCAGATAGTCGATAATGATGTCTGGGGTAAATAATGTTAGTATCTTTTACAGGAGCACAAAGTAGCGGGAAGACTACTCTATTGCGTTGGTTTTTAGAAAATCAGCAATGGCTATCAGTTGATGAAGTAACAAGACGTATTCGTCGTACTGGATTAGAAATAAATGATGAGGAGTCGAATTATAATAATACTCAATTAGCAATATTTGCTGATCATATACAAAACATTTTTACATATAGTGATAAAGAGAGTAATACTATCTTAGATCGCTGTATTGTAGATGGGTTTATTTATACGAGATATTTTCGTACTCAAGGTAAAGTAAATGAGTTTATTGATAAGATGTTTGGTTATGCGTTAGGAAGATATATAGTACGATATGATTGTATTTTTTATACGAACCCTTACGATGTTCCTCTTATCAATGATGGTGAAAGATCAATGAGTAAAAGCTTTAGGAATGAAATTATTAAACTATATGAAGAATTAATAATAGATAAGTATCCTAATGTTTATGTACTGGAAGGTAGTGTGGAGAGTAGATATAATAAAATGATAGAGATTATTGAAGATGTCAAAACTAGATAATAAAAATATTAGTAAGCATTTAGGTCAATCAAGTCAGTATAAATCTGAATATGATGCGAGCCTATTAGTAAGAGAACCACGATCAAGTAATCGTAAGCACTTAAAAATTAAAGATAAAAGCTTACCATTTATTGGTTGTGATGTTTGGAACGGGTATGAAGTATCTGCATTAACTACTAATGGTGTACCTGTTTGTGGTGTTGCAAAGGTTGTATATCCTGCAAATAGTAAGTATATTGTTGAATCTAAGTCAATGAAGTTGTATTGGAATACATTTAATATGACCAAGATGGGTGATACATTTGATAAAGTAGTAAGGAATATTGAAGAAACAGCATCTAAAGATTTGAGTAATTATCTCAAAACAGATGTAAGAGTTACAGTCTTTACAACAAGTGAATCGTTTACTAATGATAACCCTTACAATGACTCTAACTATTCTAGATTAGAAAATACAGATGAAATTGATGCTGATAGTTTCTATGTAGATGTTTATAGTGAGACACCTGGTTTGTTAGAAACTAAGCATTTGAATTCTACGAATAAACCATATAAAGTAATGTCATCATTACTTAAGAGTAATTGTCGTGTTACATCACAACCAGATTGGGGAGATGTGTTTATTAATCTTGAAGGTAATAGATATCCGTCAGATAAAGAGATGTTAAAATATATTATCTCTTTTAGAGATGAATGTCATTTTCATGAAGAGATTTGTGAGACTATTTTTACTAGGTTGAATGATACATTTAAGCCGAAAGCTCTATCAGTAGCATGTCTATATGTGAGACGAGGTGGTTGGGATATTAATCCAATTAGAGCGACACACGAACATTTAATGGACGAGTTCTTCTGGGATCATAAAGTACCTTGGATTAAGACATTAAGGCAATAATTCCTATATCTCATATAACAAAAAAAAAGGGCGCTCTTTCGAGCGCCCTTCGTTATTATAATCAGTAAAGATTATAGGTAGGCTTGCTGACTTGGACCAGCCATATC